GGGGTGTGGGCTTTAATTTCCGCTAACGAAACAGTTATCATGTCTTCCCCTCATTAAGCTTGCGCAAGCGCGACTCGTTGATCCAGCTGCGCATTGGCACGTCGCTGAATTTTGAGTACCCGGTGGGTATGTCCGTTATCGTGCCGCCCTTTGCCAGATAGGCTTTGATGTCCTGCGCGATCTTCGCGCCGGGGTCCTCTAGCAACGGTTTGGGTCTGTCGTCCAAGTATGTTCGGTATCGGTTCATTGTTCTTCCCTCGCCGGCCTGCTGCACCACGTTAGCTGTTTGATGTGCGGCCAGTAATCGGCGTGGGTGTTTGTGACTTCCACGGGCTGCACACCCATGTAATCAGGATCTTCGATCCGTATGACTTGTCGTTGTGTTTCGCAGTCGAGCGATGAGTCGATGACGGTATCGCCGAAACGCCAGTTGCGCCAGTCGTTCATGTCCTGCGCGGGTTCCACTTCATCATCTAAAAACGGACTCAACTTGCCAAGCGTATACCCCATGTCTGCTAAGACCTCCCGCAGCTCTACTTCGAGTTCAGGAATAGATTGCGCTGCTTCGTGTGCGCGTTTTAGTGTGTTTAACAAATCACGCATTCCTCGCCTCCCTGCACCTGATGCGGTGCAGTATCCCCGTTATATAGTGCTGATTGTGCTTCATTCTCTAATGCCTCTGTACATCTATAACAAACCGTGCGTTTTGGGATGACGCTAAAAGTCCCCTTAGACAGCGTGTGTCCGCAACTCAACACAACATGCTGTTCGATTCTTCGAAACACAATTTGATTAACTGAATTTTTGTGCGCCCACTTTTTTCTAATCCACTCCTCAGTTACCTCACGCTCACCAACTATTTCCCTTTTTATATGCTTCATCTTCCGTGATTCTCCGGCTTCGGCTCTTCACCGTAGCTTGCTTCCATCGCGTGGCGTACCTCGGCTATCTCCCGCTGCTGCGTGATCCAAACAACTGCGACGATGCACAGCACCAGCACGAGGATAGACCCCATAATTCTGTCGTCATTTCTCATGGTTGCCTTCCTTATACTTGTTTACTCTTCCCAACTAACTTGGGTGTGGCCTTTATGCTGTGCAAAACACAGCTTAACGTAGCTCTGACAGAACTCGCACATGAAGGTTGCGATAAAGCCGTCGCGCCGAGAGCTTGGATTTCCTGTCAGATGACGCGTTGTGTGCGTGACCTCCTTTGTAACGTTGACGTTAATGCCAAATTCTGAGTCCTCCTTGTCTCGAAAGTACACGTCAACACCCCTTTGGTGTAAATAATTCCCACTGCACTTGGGGCAGAGCAATTCACCGTCTTCATTTAATGTCATAATCTTTTCCTCTGTTGTGTTGTTGTGAGTTCTCATGATTGCTCTCCGTGAAGGAGCGCGGCTGTTACACCGCGCCCCCATACAACGCCCGCAGGCATCGGTGTTGTCCAATAGGTATTGTTGCCCCGTGTACTGATCTGCATGCCCACTGACGCGGGGTCCACGCACCGTCGGTCGTGGCCCTGTGTCCCTTTGCGGTGCTTGTCAAACCCTGTAGCCGAGCTGAACACCTCTTTGCAGGTCGGGCACATGCACCGTTTACCCTTAAGCACTGCGCTGGTCTGTGGCATCACGTTGGCACTGCTTTCTTCAAAATATAGCCATTTGGATAAGCCGGGCAGTGTGAAACGCGATGCCCCTCCTCAGCCCCGTGGAAGTGATTGTCTTTGCAGTGATTGCACCAGAAAATAAACTGGTTCTTTTCTTGCTGGCATTCAATTTCAGGTATGTTGTTCATGGTTGTTTGTTCCTTTTTGTTATGGCCGCCTCGGCCAGTTTTTTATCAAATAGTTCTGGGTTGTTGCGTCGCCAGTAACTCACCGTACACGCAGTCACTGCGTGGAAGTACGCAAGTTCCTTTGCGCTGCTGAGCCCCACTCGCCTGCAATGCTCACGGGTAGTCATGCTTGCCCCTCTTGTTCTATTACTAACAACACCTCACAACGAGGGCATATTTCAAAAGAATCTTCTTCTTCTTCCCTGTCCCCGCAAAGTGGGCAGAGCACTGTGTACTTAGTTGTAATCATCCACCCCGTCTTCGTCATCTCCATCTTCATCTTCGTCGTCCCCTACGTAGTCCGGGTCTTGTGGGTGCCAGTGTTCGATCCGCTGGCGGGTTATGCGCCGCATCAAGCTGCGCTCCCGTTTCAAATCTGCTTCGTCGTAATCGTAGTCATCCACGCTGTGCTCTCCTCGTCACTGCCGCCTGTGCGAGCGCGGTATCAAACTGTTGTGGGTTGTTCCGGTGCCAGTTGTTTAAGGTGTTGACGGTCACACCTGCAAGGCGGGCGAACTCCTTGCAGCTTTGCAGCCCCACGCGCTTGCAGTGTACTGCTGCGCTTAGGCGCTCAGTGCAGGTCATGGTCGCTCTCCTCATCGATAAAGGGTGCGCCCTCAATCATCAGCCGTGCGATGTCTTCTATCGGCACTCGGTACAGCGCACAGACGGCGGCCAGAGCCGAGGACAGCGCACCGATGATAATGATGCCGTTGTAGCCGAACTCCTTCTTGTTCGTTTCGGACCACGCGTCGAGCGTGGTTCCGATGATATGCAGCAGCTTGCGCTGATCTGCGTGGTGCTCGTCCATTGATCGATGTTTCACCATTGCACCCCCTGATAAAATCCCGATTTGGGCAGATACCGATACGGTCTGCCAAGTTGCTTTTCCACACGGCGAATCTCATCCGCAAGGCACCGTGTGGTGAAACCCACATAGCGCATCGTGTCGCCGATGTATTCTTTTTCTTTGTACTTATTGCGCAGCCTAAGCATGTGCAGGGCAAACTGTCGCGCGCCCATCCAGAACTGCAGTCGGTTACTCATGCCTGCCTCCAGATACGCACACCGTCTTCTTCGCGGCGGGCAACGAACTTCATGTTGTTGCGCTCGGCGCAACTGATAGCGGCCTTGTGCGCCTTCCCACCGACTTTCTCATCCGGGAAGAACACACTGTCGCCCACGTCCATGTGGGTAAAGGGGTATTTAGTTGCCCGAGAGCCTCGGGGGAGGGGAACGTCTTTTTCTATCTTGATCTTCACAGTACACCTCAAACATAAACAAGAGGTTTTATTATAATTATTTTTACACTACGGTCAAACATTATTTGATACTTTAATGCTATTTATTTTCATCAAAGTATAAGTCTTCAAAGACGATATCTTCAAGCTGCAAAACTTCTGATTCGTCTAAACTGCTCAACAATTGTATTTTGCGCGGTTTGCCCTGTTTACCCTTAACCTCGATGTACGCGCTGAGAATGTCCACTTGCATCGGCAGACCATGTTCTTCTGGCAACAGGGTATAGGTCAGCTCAATGGGCAAGGTCAACGATGTACTTAGCTTGGTTTTCGTCATTTTTATAGGCTTCCTCAATTTGAGCTGCTTTGGCCGGATCGCTCTTGTAAAGAACCCGGCAGTATTCACGAACGACAATGGCGCCCACCGTTCTCATCAGGGGGGCTTGATAAAACTCAGCAAGCTCTCGCGCCATGTAGTAGTGTTCAGCCCGCAGTCCCACGGCTGTCATAGGGACGCCTTTAACTTTTGCGCCCGCTCTGGCACCACGAAGGTTTGACTTTGGTTTGACCCTGCGCTTACCGTATCGACGCCTGTAAAACACCCTCTTTGGCTTTTCCGCTATCTCCTCCATTTTTTAACCTCCTTACTCGTTGTGACTTGTAAGCTTTTAGCAAGCTGCGCATCTCGAATCTCATCAACGATGGAGCGCTGGCTGCTCTTCACCTGAGGTTTATTTACAACCGGCTTCGGTTTGAGCGGCACTCTGGGTAGCGGGTAACGCGGCGCTTTGCGTGGTGCCTTGGGCGCCACTTCAGGCTCCTCTTCAAGCACATCCTCGAACTCCCCATCGGACTCCTCGTCAGGCGTATCCTCCGACTCGTTGTCAACGTACTGCGCGTCATCCTCGATGAGCGTCTGCGCAACAGGGGTCACATCGATAATGCCGGCTGGATCGCCATACACCATCTTGATCTCCTCAAGCTTGCGCTTAACCTCCTCCAGACTCATCGAGTCAATCGTGCCGTGTCTGATCTCTTTGCGCTCAACGTAGATCGTGCCCAGTGCCTGCCCACGGCGGTACTCTGCCTGCACTGCCGCACTGTAGTTGCCGGCCTCCAGAGCGCGGTCGCGGATATCGAGCAGATCGCGCATGTGCCGATCAACCGTGGTGCCGTACTTCTCTGCCAGATCCCGGCGGTACTGTTGGATGGCCGCCACAACGTGGGGGTTTTTAGTTGCGTCGGTTAGCCTGTTGGCAATGACCGAGGCGAACTTCGGGTTGTAATTTGCAGCGATCGCGGCCTCTACCAACGTCTTCTTCCCGTCGCCATTGACCAGCTCTTGAATGAAGATCCACTCCTGCGCCGTGACGGCTTTTTTTTGTTGCGCCAGCGGTGCAACCTTCGCCTCTAATCTTTTTTGCAATTTGGTCTTACCCTCACCTTCGATAGGCGACTTGTTGAAAATCGAACGCATGCGTTTGGTTTTTACTTCCATTACCTCACCTCATGAATATTTAAAAGCACAACTCATTTTTTCAAAGCTTTAAGTAAATCGCGCTGCGTCGTGTTCTTGTCAGACAACACCTCCAAGACCCGCTCGTCAATACAGTCTTGCGCAACGATATGCACAATGCGAACAGGCTTTGTCTGACCCTGACGGTGCAGACGCGCGTTAAACTGCTGGTACAACTCAAGCGACCAGTTCAACCCGAACCAGACACACAGAGCGCCCCCGTCCTGCAAATTCAAGCCGTGACCCGCGCTGGCCGGGTGCGCCAACAACATCTTTATCTCCCCCCTGTTCCAGCGGTTAATCGTCTCAGGGTTCTTGTCTAGGGTGACTGCCTGCGGGAAAATGGCGCTGATGCGCATCAGGTCGATCCGGTAATTGTAGGCAACCAGCATTGGCTCGTCGTTGATCTCAACAAGCTCTTTAAGCGCATCGAGCTTGGCCGAGTGAACCTGTGTCCAGTTGCCCTTGTCGTCCGTATAGAGCGCCCCGTTACACCACTGCAGCAGCTTGTTGGCAAGCACAGCGGCGTTCATTGCCTCGATCTCATCCCCGCTTGGCAGCGTTGCAAGCAGCTGCTTTTCAAAGCTGTCGTAATCCGCCTTGATAGATTCCGGCAACGCAACCCTTTCGATTAAATCTATCCGCTGCGGCAGCTCCAAGTAATCCTGCGCCGACATGCTTAAACACACATCCGCAATCAGCGCGTGAATTTCCGTGGCTGCGTTGGGCTTGATCGTCCATCGGTAGCCCATGTAATCCTGATCAAAAAACCGCTGCTTGAACCCACTCAACGTGCGCCCCAAGCGCTGCCCGAAGTCCACCAAGTACATCTGTGACCACAAGTCCATCAGGCTATTCGGGGCGGGTGTGCCTGTCAGCAGCACCACGTAGCGCACGTGCGGGGTCACGCGCTTGAGCGCCTTCCACCGCTGGGCGCTGCTGCTCTTAAAGCTGCTCGACTCATCCACAACGAGCGCATCGAACGGCCAGCCGTTGGCGTAGTGCTTCACCAGCCACGGCACGTTCTCACGGTTGATGGTGTAGATGTCTGCAGTGCGCTGCAGTGCGCTGATGCGTTTACGCTCAGTGCCCGTGCACACGCTCACCGACAGGTGGTTCAGATGCTCCCACTTGCGGCACTCTTGCTCCCAGACCGAGTTGGCAACCTTGAGCGGTGCAATCACCAACACCCGTCTTACCTCACAACCATCCAACAGGTCACTCGCTGCGCTTAGGGTGCTGGCGGTCTTGCCAAGACCCATTTCGAGCAGCAACATGCAGCGCTTGGTCTTCTTAATAAACTCAATGGCTCGCGACTGGTACTCGTGTAAGTCTCTCTTAAAAAGCATCATCCACCCCCTGTATCGTATCGATAACATAGACCGTGCAACCGAGCGCCCTGCGCCGCTCGTGATCTTTGAGCTGCTTGAGGGTTGGCTTGGCGCCGGGGCGCTTGCACTCCACAAACACAATGCGCCCCCCGGGCAGTGTCACCAGCCGGTCAGGCACGGATCGTTTGGCGGGGGATGTGAACTTCTCACACTCACCCCCAAGCTTTTTGATCTTCGCCACCAACGCCTTCTCCACGTCACGCTCAAGCATCACCGCCTCCAACTTCACACAATAATTTCTCAGCTATCTTCACGTAGGCCGCGTAGTCAACATCGTCTGGGAACGTGTCGGGCAGTGTCATCAGCGGGATAGCGCCCGCAGACTTAGCCACGCGGTTACTGTTGGTGGAATAATGAATACACTCATCTTTCCCAACGCGGGTGGACAGGTAGAAGCGCACCGCCTTGCCCAAGAACGTACCGCGCCACTGCGCTCCGCCCGTGACGCGGCGTACCGTGCAGAACTGTGTGATGTCCTTGCAGTCCCGGATCGTCTGCTCGATGGGGTAGCCCTTAGCAATGTGCTGCGCCACGGCGGTGTACACGATGGGCTGGTCTGGGTTCTTCTGCAGACCCGTTGGCGCGAAGCAGCCCTTACCCTTGATCGTGTCGTCAAGCTTGACGGCCACGTAGTTGTTTACGTCCCGGCTGGCGATCACTTGGTAGTCGGTGCGCTCAAGCACGTAGGTTGTGTCCAACATCCAGTTCCACGCTACCTCCTTCACCGCCGCCTCCAGCGAGGTCTTGTGGTGCAGCACGATCCCATCGGTGTTAGCACTGAGCACCCGCGCCCCCACGGCCACCATGCGCTCGATCAGCATCAGCAGCGCCAGCTGCCCAGTGACAGTGGTCTGTATCAATAGGTCGGGTGCGTACAGCGCGCTGTACTTGCTACCCAGCTTGCCGAAGCTGCCGTTGACGGCAATCTTGAGCGTGTCGGCTGTAACCTTGTCGCCGGCCTTCTTGGCTGCCATGCGCCGCTCAACAATTGATTGATACACTTCTAGGAACCGTGTGCCAAGCGCCTTGGGCGAAAGGCGCTGCTGCAACACGATGTTGGGGTAGTAACTGGCAACGTCCCAGTCCGAGATCATCTCGTCTTCCTCGGTACACACCATCTGGCGTGTCTCACACGAGTGCAGACCCCCGATCCCCATCCGGTAGCTGGCGCCACCCAAGACGATCTTAGTCTGGCGCAGCCACTGCGGCATGACCACCGAGCCGTTACTGCCCACACAGAACCGCTCATCAAGGATCGCCTGAAACACTTTGCGTAGCTGCGGGTCTTGGAACTGCACAATCTTTGGATCTAAGTACCCGAACACGTAGTTGTCCTCAAGCTTGGGGGCACTGTATTTCTCATCTGTGAGCTTCTCCAGCTCCGACTTGATCACCGTCTCAGCAATCTGCGCGTCCGACTTACTGCGCAGATCCATCCCGTACTGCTGCGACATCTCAGCGCGCAGATCAATGGTCGGCTTTAACGCACTGTAGAGCATGTGCGTGGTGTCCAGATCGTTCGTGCAGTAGTCGCGCATCATCTGCCGCTGGTGTGGCTCAATGCTCTGATCCGGCTGGATGGGGAGGTCTTGTATCGTGGGGGCGTTCATGCGCCCACCGTAAATCTTCAGGCTTGAGCGCCCCGGTGAGACATCCATCAGGTCAATGTGATCCCACTTGGTGGGTATGGTAATGCCCCACTCTCGGCAGACCTTCCACGAAGGGTAGCCGCTGTTGATGATCGCGTTAGCGAGATCCTTTATGCGTTGGCAGTTCCAACCATTCAAGGCCGCAACGATAATTGGCAGGTCAAACGACACCCCGTTAAAACTGACCGTGGTGTTCTTTTCCATAATCTTATTAATACGCGCCTTGTTCAGCGCCTGCCCCTCAAACATATCAATGTGCACAGCGTTACCCGTGTGTATATTTTTCGCAGCGAACAAAAAATAGTCTTTGTAGACTTCGGTATCTATCACAATCACGAGGAGTTGCCTCAGATAAAATGGCCGCCTCATGGCGGCCACTTGTCTTCGTTTGACTTGCTGGGCTTGTTTGACTTAGAACTTAAATTCTTCGTCATCGTCACCGAACGCGTCAAACTCATTCGGACTTACCCCACCATCACCGAACGGCTCACCGTCACGCACGAACTGGACAGCGTCAAGCTGCGCGTTGATGCGTTTGCCATACTGGTTGTTCTGCGCCCAGAGGCTGACGATTGCGTTGACGTAACACCCGGCATAGACAATGTTGTCACTCTCCATGATCGGGGTCTTGTCGCGGGTAATCACCAGCGGTCGCCGCTTGGTGCTTGCTTTAAGCACCATCGCGTTGTGGAACTCTTCGCGGCCACTGTCGTCACCGTCTTTGAGTGCCAGCTTGTCAGGCGCAACCTTGCCCTTAAGCTCAGTCTTACACAGAGCATCAATCGCGGCGGTGATCTCCTTGATCACTTCAGCGTGTTGCTTTTTATCCAGTATGAAGCTTGCCTCATACTTGCCTGTGTCTTCACCACCGAACTTCGCAGTGTTGAACAGTGATGGAAAACTCAGTCTTGTCGTAGCGATTTTAATTTTCATCTTTTTTTCCTTTGCAGTTTATTTTCTTACAGTTTTTGGGGTCGAGCGGTCTAACGGTTATAAGTATGAACTACTGTTTATATACCTGTCAATCATCGAACGCACTGGCCGTCACACTCAGCGATGGGCGTGAGTCAAACTGCGTAACCATCGTGGGTTTGCCTTGGCTCTTGCTGATCAGCGGCTCGATCAGGTCGGTGCGCTTTCGTGTGAGCAGCTTCTCGGCCTTGGCAACCGAGAGCAGCGATCGCTCGTAAGCTTTATCACCCAGCGCGCTTACCAGTACCTTCTCAGCCTGCGCTTCATCTGCCCAGCTTCGGGAGTTGCGCCCTGCCACCAGCTTGTAGCCCGGCACATCCTCACCGCGCTCAAGCTGCTCGAACAGGTGCGTCTCCAGTGCATCGAGCCACGAGACGATCAGCTTCTTCGCCCCGAACGCCTTGACCTGCTGCGCTTGGCTCAACTGGTCTGGGTTGTCCATCTCATCGAGGTTGTCAAAGTCAGCACCAATCACCTCGATTGTTTTACGCATTAGCGCGGGGCAGGTCGCCTTGGCGGTACACCACTGACACTGCTTCTCCCCAGCCACGCGGGGCGCATCGGGGGCGAGCGCCGCCTCGGCGCGTTCGCGTATCCACGCCCCACGCTTGAGCAGCTCCTCGACCGATATCTCCCACTCATCGATGTGGTCGCGCCGTGGCTGCACGATGCTGATGACCACCCGCTCGATGCGACTTAAGTGGCTGAAGTCGTCCAGCGCACCGAGTGCGTACAGCATCCCCTGTGAGTTCTCATGCGCCTCAACCAAGTGACCCTTACCGTACTTAAGATCGATCACCCGCAGTGTCCCCTCATCTAAGATCACCGCGTCAGCTGTGCCGAACCCATCTGGAACCCAGTCACCGAAGGACACCCGCTGCTCGTACTCGTGTCGTCCACTGAACCCTTTAACGTAGTCCACATAGACCTGCACATACTCAGCCATGTACTCGTCAACGCTGAACGCGTTGTTCTCGATCAGAGCCTTGCCTATCCAGTCCCGCGCGTTGCCGCCACGGGTCAGCACCAACTCCGCCAGTTCGTGCGCCGCTGTACCCTCGTCAGCCGCAAAGCTTGTGCTTTCGGGGAACGCCTCCTGCGCCTTGACGCTGCCGGGACAGTACAACCAGCGGTGTGAGCCGCTCGCACCCAGCTTGGCGTGTTTGGCTGGCGTAATCATCGCAGTGCCTCCAACGCCAGCTTGAGGGCTGGTAGCTTGTCCACATGGATGTCCGCCAGTGTCGGTGCGCCGTGATTGCCAATGGTCTGACGCACCAGCTCCTGCTTGCTGCGGTCGTCCCGTATGATCTTCAGCACCAAGTCCGTCAGCTCCTCGCGGCTGATCGGTTGCGCTTTTGTAGCAGTCGCTACAATTTCCACAAAGGTTGCTGGGGCAGTCTCAGGGGCAGTGGGTGTTGGGTCAGTGGTGGGTGTGGGTGTGGGTGTGGGTGTGGGTGCAGGTCGGCCTCGCGTGTAGCCCTGTGTAATGATCGCGGCGTCTACAATCTGCCTCAGTGCGCGTATTTCGATGGTCAACTCTTGAATAACGGTCTCTAACATTTTTTTTCTCCGGTTTTGTTGCGTTTTGGTAACCGCGAATATAAGCTTCACTTATGTCTGTGTCAACTGTGTTTTAGAGGTTTTTATGATTTGGAAAATATGTCGTCATCTGGGCGGGGTCACTGCAACCGCACAGGCGTTGGGTGTGTCCCAGCCTGCTGTTAGCCAGTGGCTGACGCTGGGATGGTTGCCGTCATCACGCGCCGCGCAGGTGGAGCTGTTAACTAAGGGCAAGTTCACGGCGGTGGAGCTGTGTCAACACGCGCAGAAGGTGCAGGCACGGCGCAGGGCGTCCAGAGCGAAGGCTCGAGAGCGTCTGATTGCCCGTGAGCAGCGCGCCGTCAACAGTGTCCGCGCCCAGCGCGAGCGAGTGCGAGCGGCCAAGGCCGATGCGCTGGCAACCTACGGTACTCTACCATGAGCAGCGCAGCGCAGGTCGTGCAGGTCTTCCCCGTCAGCAAGTACTACGACAGCGTCAAGGCCAAGTGGGCGAAGATACCCGCCATCCCCAAGGGCAAGGACTGGCGCACCTACAAGGCCAATCCCCAGACCTTAGCGCACAGCGCGAACGTGGGGGTGGTCATCCCGCAGGGGCGTGTGGCGATCGATCTGGATGTGTACAAGGGTGTCACCCGTCAGGCTGTCGAGGCCGTGCTGGGCTGTACGCTTGAGTGGGATCAGGCGGCCATTCAGCGCACGGTCTCGGGCGGTGAGCATTACTGCTTCACGCTGCCCGAGGGGGCAAGTGTGCCGCAGGGCGACTCGCTGCTTGGCGTGGCAGGCTTTGACACCCGCTGCGCTGGCAAGGGCTGGCTCTGCACGGGTGATGGGTACACTGACCTCACGCTGATCGGTATGCCCACTGCGCTGGGCGTGGAGGACTACCCAGCACTGCCGCAGGCGGCGATCGATGCGCTCAACGGTGTTAAGGGTGTGGCTGTGGCTGCTACTGCTACTGTTGTTACTACTGCTGTTGTCAGCGTGGGGGTTGAGGGTATCGACTTCGTGGGCAGCGTTGAGGTTGACGCGGGTGACGCGCAGGCGTTGCTCGAGCTTGAGAGCGCGGTGGCCGCCCAGCCGCTCGATGACTTGAGTGAGGAGCAGATGTGGTTCTATTTACAGCGTCTGCCCGCTGAGGATCTTGAGGGTTACCAGAACTGGGCGAAGGCTGGTATGGCTATCCATCACCAGAGCGGTGGCAGCAACGATGGGTTGGCGTTGTGGGCGCGTTGGTCACAGGGTTCGTCCCACTATGATCTGGAGGAGTGCAGGCGCAAGTGGCCGTCCTTTGGGCGGCGTGACCACATTGCCAAGCCCGTGCGCTTTGATTACATCATCCACCGCGCTGGTGGCAAGGCGGTGATCAACGCCGACATGAGCGCGAAGTGGGTTGATCGGGCGAAGGGTGTCGGCGACACCGATCAGTACGAGGAGATCAAGCGTGAGCTTCGCGCCGTGAGCCTGTCGAGCCTTGGGCGCGATCAGCGGCAACAGATCGCCAAGGAGATTTACGATGCCTTTGGTAAGGCCGCTGGCATCTCCAAGGGCGCAATCTCGCAGGCGATCATGCCCCCCAAGATGCTGCCCCGCAGTGCAGGCACAGGTGGCGGCACGGGTGAGCGTCCAGCGTGGCTCGAGCCGTGGGTGTATGTGGAGGAGACCTGCGAGTTCGCCAACACGGTCTTAAACTATTCGATCAAGCGCGAGGCGTTCAACGCCAAGTTCGATCGCACCAGTGAGGTGGTCGCCGCGCAGAAGCAGGCGTCCGCTTACGCGCTCAACGATGTGCAGATACCCACGGTCGTCAACCACATCTTCTGGCCGAGCGCGGGGCTGATCCTTGAGTACCAAGGCCGCGCTATGCTCAACAGCTACAGGGCGCAGGGCGTTGCCCCCTGCACAACGATTGAGGGTGATGAGGAGGCGCAGCAGGTGATCAAGCGGTTGCTCGATCATGTGGCGTTCACGCTTGAAGACCCCCGCGAGCGTGAAATTCTGCTCGATTGGTTTGCGTTTTGTTACCAGAATCCCGGTCAGCGCGTGAACTGGGCGTTGCTGCTGCAAGGGGCGCAGGGGACTGGCAAGTCTTACTTCTGCGTTATGTTGCAGGCGATCATGGGCGATCTGGTTGCGAATTTGGATCCAGCCGCGATTGCAGGGCGTTTCACCGGATGGGCGCACGGGTCGCTGGTTATCGTGATCGAGGAGGTGCGTATTAGCGGACAGAACAAGTATGAGGTGATGGATCGTACCAAGCCCTTTATCAGCAATCCAACGATCCAGATCGAAGAAAAAGGGCGTGATCACCGTACAGTGCCCAATTTTACTTCGTACCTGATGCTGACCAATTTTAAGGATGCCTTGCCCCTGGTGGCGGGTGATCGGCGTTACTGCGTCATGTTCAGCCGTATTCAGAGCGAGGCGCAGTTGTATGCAGAGCTTGGCGGCAAGTCTGGGTTAGAGGCGTACTTTGATCGGCTGTTTGGGGATCTTGATCAGAGACCTGATGCGGTTGCCCACTACTTTAAGAATCGCAAGATTAGCGCACATTTTAATGCCCGTGGGCGCGCACCGGACACAGGCGCGAAGCAGCAGATGGTGGACGTTGGTATTTCGCCTGAGCGGATGGTCGTTGAGGATGCCCTTTCGCAGTTTGAGTGTGCGGTGATTGGCCGCGATTTAATCGATATCACATGGATGAATGCGCTGGCCGAGGCCGATGGTTTGCAGATGCCGCGTACCCGAGCGGTCTCAGCGATCCTGTTGGAAATGGGGTATCAGCAGGTCGATGGGCGAAAAGTGCGGATGCAGAAGACGAAGAAGTGTCACTACGTCTGGTTCAACCCCGAACACATCAACAGCGACAAGGCACGTGATTACGCCAAGAATTTTCACGATGATCCAAGCTTTACGCCGTTTTGAGTAAAAGTTCTCAATGTTGCCCTAAAAGTTCCCAATAAAAACATTGGGAACTTTATTGGGAACTCCCGCAAGTCATTGAAATACCTATTCTATTCTATACTAAGTTCTCAATATATCAATATATTGATAAAAGTGGTTGTAGTGGTAAATATATTATGTGTATAGGGTATAGGGTATGTGTAAATATATTTTATAGGTATATAGGGGTATAGACGATTTATTGGGTCTTTGGGAACTTTTCGATTTTTTTTTGTCTCGGAGCCAACAGCGGCGCGGCCTGTAGCGAGTGCCCAATGTAGTGCCCAATAGGGTTCTCAATGTGCTGGAAGCGCAATGAGAACCCTATTGGTATCGGGCAGCAGTTCAGGGGTTTTCGCTGTCTCCCTCCAATGTTTCGAGTACTGCGTTGGTCAGAACCTCTTGAACGTACCTTGTGCGGGTCATCTCGCACCTGTGCGCCGCACTGGTCAGTCCCTTGAGCAGGGGTTCACTGAGCCGGATGAGTATGGGGATGGTGACGTTCTCCACTTTGTTTTTTGACCCAACGGGTCGGCCTCGGCCTTTTTTCATTATCGCGCTCCCAGACCCATGACTACAAAGCGTTCAACGTCAACCGCTGCTGGCAGATAACCTGACACGGCCAGACCATCGCTGTTGTCGTGGATCATCCAGCCGTTGATTGTGTTTTTGATGGTGAACTCGCGCCCACTGGGTGCAACGATGATGCAGCCCTCTGCGACATGCCCGCGCATCGTGTGGAAGTTCTCGGTTGTCGTTTTCATACTTGTTTCTCCAGTAGGTCGATCGCGTTAAGAATCGCATCTTGAACCGACTCAAAGTATTCCGGTTCGTATGCCTGTGAGTTGTCCAGATATCGGTCGATATCCAATGCTGCTGCTTTGAGCAGCTCAAGTGCGCGTTGCATATCGCCACCCTCTGTCTGCTAACGCTTCGTGCAGGGCACTCACTGCGTCTGTAAAATCCTTTTCTTCGCACTCGCTATAATCGCAGGCCAAGAGTAGCTCTATAATCTGCATCCTGTTGAGTACAACAGTGTATTGTTTTGGTTTGTGGCGATACTGGTGGTCATCAGCCCACGCCGGGTGGCTTTTTAGCCCGTACCAGCTACCAATGGGGGCGCAAGCCTCCCACCGTGTCCACGGCTCGTCACTCTGCATTGCATCAGCGGCGTAGGCCGCCATTGATTCGGCATGTATGTGTCTGCTCATACGTCACCCCACATGTACTTTTTCATCACAGCAACGTCTTCGTTTGCCACTTGTGTGCAGGAATGCACCGCGTAGTGGAATTCACCCCCGCAGTCATAAACCCCTCGCTTAGACCATTCGAGGTCTTCTTCATCATCGTGGCACTCGCCCAGCAGGGCGTTGCGCTTGGCTTCTTCCTCGTTGTCCGCAGTGACCAGTGATGTTGTGTCTTTGGCGTACTCGCCCGCCAGAATCTCAATGACAATGTAATATGTATTCATATCGCTTACTCCTCGTCCATTTCATACGTGTCGAATGGTGCGCCTATGTTCTCCAGAATATCCATGTCTGGGTATTCCATAAGCAGTTCTCTGATCGCGCTGCGCACTTGTTCAGCGGTCACATCGCTTCCATCCTCGGTGGCTGACACCACTGAAAAACCCAACGTAAATGCGTGGTTGTATTTCATCTCACTCCTCCTTGGAGCAGTCGCCCGCTGTGTTGTTGTAGTCAGGCCAGCCGTACTCGCCGTTTGACTGCGTGTAGATACCCACCATCTCGCAGTGGTGCTTGAGGTCTAAGTCTTGGTCGTCTTGTGCATCCACGCAAGCAGCGAGGGTTATCAACCCAAGCAACGTGAGTGCGGCAATCTGTTCAACGTGTGTGTGTTTCATGGTTGCCACCCCATGAGTGCGTAGAGTTGTTCTTCTACATATTGACATATACCGTGGTACATATCGGAATCAAACTGTCCAACGTAGTTGTTGCCGTTCCATATCACTTCGTACCCACCTCTTAACTGCTCCAGCATACGGGCTAGTCGTTCGTCTGAGCGCAGTTCTTTCAACGCTTTGAGTGTTACCTGTGAAGGTATCTTGAAGCGCAGTATCCGGCTGTGCCAGACATCCATCGGTACGGCATTACCTATCTCACCGCTGTAGTCAGCGGTCAGCACCAGTTCGCCCGCTTGGGATGGGTCGAACTCAAGATATGCGTTTTGTGGGAAGCACTGCCCCGAGTACTGATGGAACACTGGGCGTTTTCGTCTGTTTGGAATCTGAATTTTCATCTTTTTTGCTCCTGTTTGTTTACTTTTAAATGTTGGGGGATCAGGTTGCATGGGTCGTACACTTCCTTTGCTTGAGCGAGTTCGTTCTCAAGCCTTGCCAGGTCAATCAATTTGCGTATTGACGTTCCGAACGTCAGGCCGCCAAAACCGTTGGGCTGTCCCGCCCAGCTCATAATGACTTTGAATTTTCCGTCTCTTCGTCTGCTTTCAATTGTCAATATCATCTGTCTCGCTCCTGTTTTATTGAATTCCAAATTCTGAATGTACTTCTATGAACACGCGATTGCTGACCTTGAAGTATTCGCAATCGTCACTGAGGTTGTGCAGCCACGTCATCACGCGTTGCGGATCATCGCTAACAATCCAGTTGCCGCCCTCTGGCAAGTCATCCGCGTTGCAAGCAACACAGCCCTGGTTGTTGTTTGCGTAGAATGTTTTGTAATTTTTCATCTGTTTTGCTCCTGGTTTTGGGCTGCCCTTTTGTTTGCGCCGTATATGATTGAATCGAGATAGTTTAAATAGTCAGTGTGCAGCACACCTATTTTTTGGCGTATTTGCATTTCCTCATCAATTATATTTTCATAATTTGATATGGCTGTGGTTAATTGTTCGCCTCTGTCTGCGTTTCTCATGGCCTCCAGTGCTATGGGATACCACGCTAAAATCGAGGCTAATTTGGCGGATAGTGCAGAAAATTCTGTGTCGAACTGGTGCTTGTTCATCTGTCTCGCTCCTGTTTTTGGGCAGTCTGTTTTTGCTGCCGATGTGTACATGATGCAATAGATTATATATAAATGCAATCAATTATATTAAATATATACTACAATTGAATCTATCGATATTGCGTTTTTGATTTGTTTTGTCTATCGGTATTTTGTACACCGCGTACAGCTCGTACAGCGCGTACAGCGTACAGCGCGTACACCGCGTACACCGCGTACAGCGTACAGCGCGTACACCGCGTACAGCGTACAGCGCGTACACCGCGTACAGCGCGTACACCGCGTACAGCGTACAGCGCGTACAGCGCGTACAGCGCGTACAGCGCGTACAGCGCGTACAGCGTACAGCGTACAGCGCGTACAGCGCGTACAGCGTGAGGCGTGAGGCGTGAGGCGTGAGGCGTGAGGCGTGAGGCGTGAGGCGTGAGGCGTGAGGCGTGAGGCGTGAGGCGTGAGGCGTGAGGCGTGAGGCGTGAGGCGT